ATGTATTGTTGCAAAGTGATATTCGCTATCTGTCAACACAAAATCATCTTCATCGGTAGGTGGTAAACTTGGTTCATCTCTGTCGCATGTTATTTTGCCACCAAAAAGTTTAAGTAAGTTACTCACTGCTATTGCTCCTTAATTACAAAAAATACTTGTTAGTTCTTTCGCTAGTCATGCCAATTTTACGCAACCATGAATCCAAATACTTATCACCTGTTACAATGTATTTAATGCCCATAATGATGATTAAAACAGGTATTAACGGGGATGTTAGTAACTGTATTAATCGTTGTAATGCTGTATGTCTTGGGTCTAATTTAACAAGTAGATACTTATACTCTTCAAGTATATCAAATACTTCCTCACAACTCTTGTTAGCTAGCAACTCGGATAACTCCTCTTGGTCATTATTCCATATACTTCTTTCATCTGTAAAAATCATTTTTCTATTGCTCCTTATCTAATTTATTTCTTAAACTCTATTAAATGCCACAACTTCAAACTGACCATTAGGTCTAATTTTTTGTAAATCCTGTTTGAATTTTCTACTCATATCATCAAAAACAAAAACGGGTTGTGCAAATATCGAACGATAACTACCCATAGTTGATTGAAAAGCGCAGCCCTTGCTATCAACACATTTTGCAGCCATAAAATATTGTCTTTTTATCATTTGCTATTGCTCCTTTGTTGTAGCACTTCCGTGTGCTTTAATTTAATTACTGTTGTGGTGGTGCTTGATTAAAGCTGCTGGCATTTCCTTGATTGTAGCCTTGCTGTTGAACACCTCCGTACTGCTGACCGTTTGAGTTAAAGCCTTGACTGTTCGACTGTTGCGGTTGGCGTTGCTGCTGTTGGCTATCGTCAAATATTGACACCATAACCATGTCACGCTGCTGACCACCTGTTTTAGCTGCTAAAGCGTTTTGCTTAACTAATACGCCAGCTAGGCTTACGCTTGGGTCTAAGAGCATGTACTCACCGTTGTTGTTATCAAGCATTACACCTAATTTTGTGTACTCGCCTTTGGTTTGCCCATCTTTCTGATACTCGCCTGTTTTTGCTGCTATACGTTTTGACATCTTTATTTCCTTTTATATTGATTGCTTTTGATTTTTGCGCGTCTAAACTCTGAATCGTCTAGTGTACTACGAGTCCATTGTTCACCGTTGTGATAGTAAATTCTATCGTGTACGCCTTTTTTGTACCAGAGGCTGTTAATTTCTACTTCCGCACCATCAGGCATTAGTTAATCTCTCATGTATTCTTTTAACCATTTCTACGTCATCCATACAATAGCCTATTACTTTTTGTGGGTTATCTTGCCATGTGTCGTAAACTTTCGATCCATCCATTCCCTCAGTCTTGCTTTTAATCTTTAGTACCTTGCATAAATTGTCAGCACTAATTGTATTACCAAACCCAGACCAAGCGGTCATAGTATCAAAACAATTTACACCATGCCTCGCATCTACCCACTTTGCGCCAGAACAAGGTTTTACACCGTTAATAATTGAGCGCTTCCAAATGAAAGGTAAATCAAACTTAGCTATGTTATGACCTATAAATACAGGCTTTGTTACTTGTGTTCCATGCTTTGATGTTAATTCGTCTATAGCAATATGAAACTCTTGAAGCATTTCTTCTTCACTAGTCATGTCGCTTATGTTAAATACATATTTTCCCCCGTCAACTATCATACAAATACAGGCTATAGGCGCAACATCAGGATTAAAACTTGTCTTTTCCCATTTTAATTGCGCTACTTCTGCGCTTTTAGTCGCTGCCATTTTAGACTCCCACTGAGATTTTATATCACCAGCGCTGATAAACTTAGCTGTTTTATCGTCAATACCTAAATCTTTAGCCATTACCCCTTTAGTAATACCGCTAGGAGCCTTAAAATTAGCCTTAACTTCTTCTAGTAGTTGAGCCTTGTGTTGTTCGTCACTGCGTAGTGTTTCAATGTCAATATAAATATTCATTATAAAAACCCTTTTATTTTATTTCTGTATTGTAAATCTTCAATAGCTTCAAGTGTTGTTTCACCGCTTTTAATTGCGTTAACCCATGATAAATCGTTACCTGTTGGCTGATTGCTATTACTGCTATTATCCATGCTGTCAGCGTCTTTTGTATCGTCAATTAACAACAATCCATTTAAAGCATACTTTCTAGCATAGCTACTTGCTGTGCCTGTAATTTGTGAATCGTCCATACCTTTTTTAGTTAGTGATTCTCTTGCGAATGCTTGATTACTAATTGAGTTTTCGCCATCTGTAATCGTTGCTGTAGACTTAACATAGATGCGATCACCAATTATCTGTATATCATCATTAACAGTTAACACCAAGTCACCAAGTAAAGGCTTTACGCCCTCTAAAATATCTTCGCAAGAACGGTATTTATATTTACCGAATTTGTTAAATTGATTCTTAGGTGCTTTCAGTTTTTGCTGTACCTCAGCAACTTTTTTTATAAATTCTTTATTCATCATTACCACCTGTTAAGTTATCTAACTTAGCATCACGCTCATAAGCACAGCCAAAACAATAACCGTCACTATCAATGTCTGATTTTGTGAGGTCACCTAAACAAGCTTTACAGTTTAATATCTCTATACTTTCCATATTAAACCTCTGCCCACAATGTAAAACCCTCGCATACTAACGTCATGCAGTGCCATTCAATAGTTGCGCTATCACCGTACAATGTTACTATCTTTGCTTTGTCATCGAACTCGTATGACCCAACGTCTTTTTTAACAATTATCTTTTTTTCTAATGGTGGCTGGTCAATGCCAATTTTTTTGTAATCTATCATTATTATAATCTCCTTAGTTAATGCCAATTTTCCTTAGTCTTTTTATTCGAAGCGGTAGATGGGGAAATATGGCTAACTGCTTAACCGCTTGATGAATGTAATATTAGCACAACAAGAAAACATAGCAACAATTAATTGCAATTTATTTTTAATTAATTAAAAGTTTGATTTGTTAAAGAGATAATAGTAGTATTCAGTTAATTACAACTAACAAGGTTAACACAATGGAATTAAAACAAGTTATTAGAATGGCAACGGCTAAGAAAGGTTTGAATGGAATTATGGAGCTTACAGAGGCTTGTGGCATCACATACCCTAGAGCAGTTAAATTATGGAACGGTGACACATCAGGCAAATTAGCAGATTTACAAACCGTGTGTAAAACACTAGATATTAAAATTAAATACGAGTTTTAACATGAGCATTAATACGATAGGGTCGGAAGAATTAGATAGAAGAAAAGCACACAGTGATTTAATCAATCAAACTGAGGATTTAACTTTTGAGGCTAAAAGAACACAGAGTAAGCAAGCAAAGTTTTATAAAAAAATACGTGAGCTTAAAGATAATAACGAGATTGAACGGCTTAAAAATTTAAAGCCAGACGATTATTTTAACCATTTACTAGATTAGGCGCATCAAGCGCCTTTTTTATTCCCGTCTATATTGTCGTTAGTCTCCACCATAAAATCATCGTACACAATTTGATAGCAATTGTATTCAGAATTTAAAGCGTGTTTTTGCGCGTCCTTAAGTGATTGACATACACAAGACAGGTCGTGATAGCCTCCTTTTGGCGCGTAATCATTGTATGTAAAAACAAGGTACATTTTATTAGTCTCTGGTTTATTTATGATGATGTAAAGTTAACATAAAAACACATTGACAGTCAATACAATAATGTATTATTGTTACGTCAATTCAATTAAAGGAGTTAAACAAATGCAATTAAAAGAGTTGGTAAAACTAGCGGAATTTGAGGCTATAGATAAATTATTAGTAACTGGTGGCGCTGGTAGCGGAGTTGATAGTTACGTAATAGCAATATTAAAAAAAGGTGAAAACTTTACTGATAATGGTGTTGAGGTTTTAGAGTGTGCGCGTGGTGGTAATCGTGAATTTACATCGCTAGATAGTGTTTACAACTTAACTAGAAAATACTTACATAACCACCAGTTTACAGTATTTTAAGCAAAAAAAAGCGCCCTAAAAAAGAGCGCGAACTTAAAAAAAGAGATATGGGAAGCATGGCTAATCCATAAAAAGTATTTATGGAAAGTATGATTAACCCACAAGAGGTATTTTAGCATGATTAAAAACAAAAAGTCATTTTTATTACACATTGATAGCCTTGATGTACTCGATGATTTAACAAATGGGCAAGCTGGCGTCTTGTTTAAAGCAATAAAAGCGTATCAAAAAAGTGAAGTTTTTGACCTAGATAGTGTAGTTAAGGTTGCTTTCTCACCATTTAAAAACCAGTTTGAAAGGGATAATGAAAAGTATGAAAAACTGTGTGAAAAGAACAGGTTAATAGCAGAAAAAAGGCATTCTACCAAAAGTACCAGTGGTACATCAGGTAACCAAGCGTTACCAGAGTGTACCAAATCTACCGATAATGATAGTGATAGTGATAGTGATAGTGATAGTGATAGTGATAGTGATAATAATATAAACCACTTGTCAGTTGTCACTGACGGATTTAACCACTGGTGGAATTTATACCCGTCAACAAGACGAGTTAACAAAAAAGGTTGTTTAGTAAAATTTAAATCCAAATGTAAAAATTTATCAGATGAAAAAATTATCGACTTGGTAAATTTAATCTCAGATGATATTGACAAGAAACTAAAAGAATTAGACGATGTTAAATTCATGACAACAACAACAACATACTTAAATCAGGAGAGATACAACGATGAATAACGATAGCTTGCTAGCCGAGCAATCAGTCATTGGGGGCTTGATGAAACTCAGCTCACCCGAATCTAACTTAGTCATAAAAACTATGGGTAGTTTAAAGCCATCTAGTTTTTACAAGCGATTTCACCAACAAATATTTGCAGCAATCAAAACTATTTTTACTCGTAATGAAAATATTGATTTACTTGTTGTACAGGAAGAATGCAAGAGACAAGGCGTAGACGATAACAACTTGTTTGTTTATCTAGCCGAGATTATTAGAAGTACGCCAAGTGCTGAAAATATCACAGCGTATACAAAAGTTGTGCGCGATTACTCGGTTGAGCGTTACGCATTAACAAAATTACAAGATTTAGTTGGTAACTTTACTGATAAATCCCAAGGTGATGTATATCAGCGCATAGGACTCTTAGAGAGCACTTTTAATCAAATTGGTACAATGGCATTAAGAGGTGATAAAAGCGGCTTAAAACACATCTCAGAGAGTCTAGGGCTATGGTTAGACAACATAGAGCAAGTTACTAACGATGGTTTTGATAAAAACGCATTTACAACGGGTGTTGAATCTCTTGATGACGTGCTGGGTGAAAAGGGAATGCGAAAAGGATCTTTAGTTGCTGTTGGTGCTCGTCCAAAAATGGGTAAATCTGCTTTTATGATGTTACTAGCCAATCATTTTGCGTTAGATTTAAAAGAATCTGTTGCTGTGTTTTCAATGGAAATGCCAAGTGTTGAGATATGCGAAAGAGCGCTAACAAATCGAGCCACAATCAATCCTAGCGAGTTTTATAGAACGTCTAGTAATGAAGTTGCTGGTCGTCGAGATATGGCTTTAAGCGAGTTACTAAGTAGTAAAATGTTTATTGATGACGGTTCAGCTTTGTCAATTTCTCACATTGAGAGAGAGTCACGAAATATCAGAAAAGAAAAGGGATCTATTGGTTTAATTTGTGTTGATTACCTAACGTTAATGGAAGCCGAGAAAGCAGATAGAAACGATTTAGCCTACGGGATAATTACCAAGAAATTAAAGAATTTAGCGAAAGAATTAGATTGTGTTGTATTGCTGTTAACTCAATTAAACCGAGGCTTAGAGCAAAGACCAGATAAGCGCCCGATGCCAAGTGATTCAAGAGACACAGGACAGATAGAGCAAGACGTTGATTTGTGGCTAGGTCTTTATAAAGAGTCTGTATATGACGAAAGCTTATGTGACCAAGGGTTAACAGAAGTAATTGTAAGATTAAATCGGCATGGTGGTACAGGTACAGGATTTGTAGAAATGCGCCAAGGTTTTCATGTGCCACTGTCAACTTTAGACGGTGCGAAAATGTTAAATAATAGACAGCAAAATAAAATTGACGAGCAACAAGAGCAGCATAGTAAAAGGAGTTTTAGACGATGAAAAAAAGAAATAAAAAATACAATAGAGTTGAAGCGGTAAGAAAGAATAATCTTAGATATTTAAAAGGCTACGCGTTAACTTTTTTTGCTGCTGACAATAAGCCAGAGCAAGACGTAACAATGACAACGTTAGACGGTGATAAGGCCACTGTAACGCCTGTGATTGCCGATGCTATAACTAGATTTCCTTACCAATGGTCAATTATGATAGGCGTGTTTTGTATCGAAAAAGGCGTAAATACTTGTAAAATGGAATTGGTTAAATTTACTGAGCGTTATTATCAGAAAGATTTAATACATTATCTAAATGACAGGCATAAAGCATTCATAGCAAAACAGAAAAAACTTAACGTTAACATTACGGGTGCTGGTTGGATCGCTTCACCTAATGGACGTGATATTTCAGAAGATGAAGCGGGTAATATCTTTGTAAAACTTGGCGCTTTTTAGTTTTTCTTAGTCTCATTATTTCTTGTTATTAAGTAACTACCAAAAAAGAAAGTAATTACAGCGCCAGTACCACCAATCATTACGGCACTGGTCGCTAACTTAAAATAAAACTCTGCTAAATCCATTCGCCAAGGAGCGCAAATACAGCACATTAAAATGATACCTAGCTGTACTTTAATCCATAGTTTAGCTATCTCTCGTCTTGCCTTGCTACGCTCTGAGTTTTCGCCCATTGAAGCAACCGCATAGTTAACAACGGCCTTTCGTAGCTCTTTGTTATCCTCACTTTTCTCTTGCTCTGTGTATGATAAGTTATTTATCCAACCACCGGCTTTAACAAGTAAGCCTGTATCTTTATCAAGTACATTATCGACTGCTTTATCTGACCACGTAAACGGATTCCACCAAGCCATAAATTACCCCTAAAAATTTAATTATAACTTTTTTTGATTTTATTTAAAATAAAGTTTGACCTGTGCGACGATTTGACGTAATCTTAACTCAGATCAACAAACCACTTAAAGCAAAAAAGGGTAAAAAAATGAGTAGTACAATAGAAATAAATGGCGAAACATACGTGAAGCAATCAGATATAGTTCAAAAGCCGAAAGGTGATTATGTAGTAATTCGAACTTATAGTGCTGGTGTACACTGCGGTTATTTAAAAAGCCGCAACGGTAAAGAGGTAGTGCTAACAAATACTAGACGTATTCATACATGGCAAGGTGCTGCGACACTATCACAGATTGCAGGGGATGGCATAAGCAAACCTAAGGAATGCAAGTTGCCCGCCCCTATTGAAGAAATACTTCTTACTGAGGCTATTGAAATTATACCCTGCACTAAAGAGGCACAAAAAATCATTGAAGGCATTCCAGTATGGAAAGTATAGATTTTAAAGGCTCTGGCGATAGCTATGACTCTGGCGATAGCTCTGGCTATAGCTCTGGCTATGGCTATAGCTCTGGCTATGGCTCTGGCTCTGGCTCTGGCGATAGCTATGACTCTGGCGATCGCTATGGCTATGGCTGGGGCTCTGGCTCTGGCGATAGCTATGGCTATGGCTGTGGCTCTGGCTCTAGCTCTGGCTATGGCGATGTCGATGGCTCTGGCTGTGGCTAAATTAAACGGGCGCATAGCGCCCACAACAACAAAAAGGAATAATATGAAATTCACAGAGTTACAAAAACAAGCAGGTTTAAGTAATAAAGAAACAGCCGAGTTATTAGGCGTGTCACTTAGGACTGTTCAGCGTTGGGTTAAGGGCGATACATCTGCACATAAATCAGCAATGTATTTACTACAAAATCATATTAACAGTGGGAACTGGTATGGATTACAGGACTAAAGAAGAAATAAAGATAGTCAAGGTTGCGCTAGTAATGCTAGTGTGTGAATTAATTTTTTTGGTGTTTATCGCATGAGATTAGAAGATATTAGAGTTATTTATAACACGGGTGTTCAGCCGTTTGGACACCAAGGTTTAGAGAATTCAACGGGTGGCCATAAGCTTTGTAGGAAATTAAAAGCAGAATGTATTGCTATGATGCGCTCAGGCATGAAAAACTACAAAGTATGTGAAATTATGGGCGTAAAACCTCCTACTATGTCAGTGTGGAGACGCGAGGTATGATAACCTATGAGAATGCCGAAAGTGCTTTACAGTATCTAGTTAACAGCGATGATGAGTATGCTAGAGCTAAAACTTTGTACGATGCTTTACACGAACAACGAAAAACAGTTGAAGCAATAGAATATAATTTATTAAAAACTGGTAGTGCTGCTGATAAAAAGCAACTGGCTATTGGTAGTAATGAATACTCAAAGCATTTAATAGCCTTACATGATGCGCATATCGAGTATGAGACACTAAAAGCCAAACGGCTAACTAATCAGTCTATTATTGAGATGTGGCGCTCTGTGAACTCTGCTAGAAAGCAAGGCAATATATGAGATTGATAAAAGGTAAAAAGCGTTGCAAATGTAAAACTTGTGGCGCTTATATTTGGAGTGGAGACCTAGTTTATGTATCTATACAGGGTCGGTATTGCTTTAGTTGCGGAAGAATTAAAAGCTTACACAGTGGCTTTGTGAGCTGGTTAAAAGGCGCTTTAAATGTCAAAGTGTAAAGTATGTAAAGCTAAGTTTGAGCCTAGATTTTTCTTACAAAAGACTTGTATGAATCCTACTTGTTTAGCTGAATGGTCAAAGCTAGAGCGAGAAAAAAAGCAAAAAGTTAAAGATAAGAAAACCAAGCAAAGGTTAAAAACTAAATCTGAATATAACAAAGAGGCGCAAATAGCCATAAATAAATACGTTAGGATTAGAGATAGTAAAAAGCTTTGTGTAAGCTGTGACAGCGTTTTATCTGTTGAGTATGGTGGCACTACAGATTGCGGCCATTATCGCTCTAGAGGGTCAGCTAGTCACCTTAGATTTAATTTATTTAATATGGCAGCACAGTGTTCAAGGTGTAATAGGTATTTATCAGGCAATGTTGTTGAGTACAGAAAAGAACTAATAAAAAGAATCGGTTTAGACAGAGCCGAAAAAATAGAGCAAGATAATCAGCCGCGAAATTTTACGATTGAATACCTTGCTCGTATTAAGCAGATTTTTACTAAAAAAGCTCGTCTTTATGAAAAGCGATTTAGGTAAAATATCAAAGATGTGGACTACGTACCTATCATTCCGTGTGTTTTTAGGTCTTGAATTAACGCCTTCAGCGCCTCTGCTACTTCTTGTGTTGTTGCTGTTGCTGTATCATACCCAACTCTAGATGATGCTCCTGAAGGTGTTACCCAGCCAGATATCCTAGATCCTAGGACCCTTTCATTATTTGAATAGTAATCACTTTCTATTGACATTGTGCCAAACCCTTTATCACCAGCACCACCAACAACAAGACCTTTCCATGCAAAAAATGGACGTAGTTCTGAGCCTGATTGATATGTATAAACTTCGTACTGGCCGTCCTCGCTTGAATCAGTATTGTCAACAACTCTACATGCTGACCTGCTATATATTACAGAAGCCCCTGTGCTGTTGTCGCTCTGAAAAGCATAAGAGCCAATATTGTTATTTGCTGTAGCGTTAGGTCTATGAAGGATCTGTTTTGCTAAACCACTAGCTTGAGATACCCTGTCAACTCCATTATATCCTTTATAGGAAAGGATGCTGCCGATTTCTACAGTAGGAATAGGAGAACCATTGCCTCCGCTATATTCAATTATAGTGTTTTCAACAGCAGAACTTGACCCAGACACCGTTGCCTTGCTAAGTAGCCCCTTTGCTGCCTGAACGAAGCTTATGTTATTGTGTCTGCAATTATCACCCCTTGAAGGTACTGTTGTCATAGTGTCGTCAGCGTGTAGGATTATTTTTCCACCTTGCCCTATTGCTGTAGCTCTGGTTCCTGCCCGTATAAAATCAAACGTATTACCATCACATCCACCCAATTCTAGTGCTATAGATGTGGACTCAGGAGTTAAAATCAAATTAACAAAATGATTTAAACTAGTATTTGCAGAAGTATCTCCATGCAAAATACCTTGTGTTGTCGGCTGCGATCCGCTATTAACATCGTGACTTACTATACTTACAGTATTTGACTGCGTATCAGCAGAGCTGCCAGCAGTTCCGTTTGTTAGTGTGTCAAACTTCCAGTGAATAATAGTGGCATAACAAGTAACGATATCAATATTTGCACTACCCCACGACAGTACATCTATACACTGTCCAGCCACTTCACCTCCATCCAAGCAAACGCCTACAACTCCGCCTCCGTTCTTTCTTGTTTGTGTTCCTGTGTTGTCGGGGTCTGATGTAAGTGTAATCATTGTCTCACCAGCCAAACCTACCCATAACAATCTAGTTGCTGCTGTGGCTCTAGAACCTGATTTTGAGTTCGTGTAATCCCCCTTTCCCTCACCGCGAATCATCAACCCTTCGGTTGAGTTTATGAATTCAGTACCTATAGCTATAACACCTAAACCTAGATTTACAACCCCCCCAGAAGGGTGCTTTCTTTGGAAATAATTTCTTGCAGCGTTAATTACTGAATAATCATCGGTAACACCATCCACCTTAGCCCCAAGTGATTTTATATTTACTTCAAACCCAGCCCTACCTAGACTAGCGGATAACTCCCACTGATTACCATTGCCGTCATTTAATAAACCGTCTCCTAATTGTACTGGTGTTTGGCTAGGTGTTTGACCTGTAACGCCTGTAAACTTCCATTTAGCCCCGCCACCATCACCGCTTGAAGTGTACCCGTTAGCTTCTCTTACATCACCTGTATTTGCTGGTAGTGTAGAATTTATTAAGCTTGTTGTAGTACCTACAACTGGATTAGCAAACAAAGAATTAACCGCTAAACCATCACCAAAATTAGCACTATTTATTGTGTAGTCAATACCATTTAGGCTGACTTTTGTATCAACACGTACTTTACTTGCTTGTAAATCTGCTAAGGTGGCAAAGTTACCACCTGTTACACCATTACTCATTGCCATTTTATTTATTCCTATTTAGTTATCCAAGTTGCAGGATCGCCAGTTGCCGTACAAACAAACTGCGTATTTGTGCCGCTTCTATCACTTAATACTGTTCCAGCGTACCAGTAACCATTAGTCGGTACACTTCTAACCGCGTTCATTTGCCAACCCGCCTCTTGCGCCTCTCTCATGTTTATACTACCAGCGTTAATTGACCAGTGAACGTTAGTATATATCAGGTTTTCTTGTGGTCTGCCGCCTCTATATTCAATCTGTGAACCAGCTATCGTATCGTCATTTTCAAGTAAATTAAAAACCTCATTATCAATATGTGAATACTTAGTAAAAGCTGGATGATTAACAGATATAACACCGCTAGGCCATGCTGTAGCCTCAAAGTTTTTAATGTTAATTTTGATATCTTGTCTACTCACTTGTTGACAGCCTCTGAAATCCCAACAATTAGCAGAGGTAGGGTTTACAGGCCACTTATTTAGAGGCGCTTGGCTTGGAGCGTAACAAAGCGCTACATCAGTATCGCCAATCGTGAGTTTATTTAATGTGCCAGCGTTAGTCAAAACACCTTCCATAAAATACCCTCGAACCTGACCTATCCTTATTTCTCCGCTTGTTACGTTACCGCTACGCGCATAAAATATTGATGTTGGTATGTTGCTTGGTAATGTAGAGTCATTATAAGCAACACTAGGAACACCAGTTACACTCCCAATAGATACAAAGCCGCAATTCTGATAATTAAAAGCACCTAAGCAACGGCCTCTAGCTACAATAGAATCAATAACTGCGCTTTGTACAGCGTTTATTTGTGTCGCTTCTTCTGCGCCCTCGTAAGAGTTAATACCTATAACAACGTTGCCACCCAACAAATAACAGCCATTGTCTGACATATTAGTACAGCGATTACTACCTAAGAACACGTTGCCGCCTGTAGTAACAAAGCCGCTTACACTGTCTTTTATGTCATGTGACTCGATATGATAGCGACCTAAGCCAGTTACAAACCCCTGCGGAAAAGAATCATTACTTGATCCAGCATTCACCATATCACTACCGTACACCGCACCGCCTGTAACATCATCACCGAACATGGTTACACCTGTATTTGTGTTGCCAGAGGTTGAAATTACTGTAACGCCTGAATATTTAATGGTTGAATAAACTTGATGATATCCTAGCCCTGCTGGAAAATACACACAGTTAACGTCTTTTTTATTTCCGTCAACTATAATATTTCCGACCAACTTACTATTAATTGCTAACACTCTTGAGTTTGACGCGCCTAACGCTTTAAATCCACCGCTAGACGTACAAGTGATGTAATTTTTAGCAGTTACAGAGGTTACACCGTAAAAGTTATTTATTATTACATTCTCACAATTATCAAACGCGTGCTGCACTGCTGTTGTGTTGTCTGTTGTAGCGCTTTCGTATGCTCCGAAATGTAAAGGTGTCATTGTTTCGTTAATGACTAATTTTGCTTGCAATGCTGAACCTGTTAAATTCAATGTAGCATCTGACATATCGCCAACGCCAGTGCCAGCCGCAACTATTACCCATTCACACAAAACATCAGCATTGTAAAAATAAGTTTTTACTTTATCACCCGACACTAAGTTAATATCTAATATCATTTGTGTAACGCTAGCAAACGATAGCACACCGCTTGGTTTAATAGCCGTAATAGCCACTATAGCGCCATAAATTACAAATACTTGCTCATTACCCGTCAAAGCTGTAACAAGTGTTATATTGCCGTTTGGAGCGTCATACGTGTAATCTATAGTTTCTTCTTGTGTATCACCATCTATAACAAGTATTAAGCCGTTTGGCGCATCTGGTACGTTTAAAACGGTTTGGCCGCTTGTAGCTGTTAGTGACAGATAGTTAACTTCTTGCTCAAAATTATCACCAAATGGATTAATGTTCTGTGCCACTCTTAGCGCGTTAGTTGTGTCGTTTGCGTCAGCTAGTGCCGATGTTTGAAACAAATACGCATCATAATTCTGGTTTAAAAACGGTATAAATAACTGCGTACCGTCAGTTGTTGGAAATCCGTCATTGTCCAATTGACACTTAGCAAGTAAAGTTGAGCCAGTGCTATTAATTGACATACTGATAGGTGTTGTTGTAGATGGTACGTAAAACTTTAAATACCAACCATCTTGCTCGTCGTATTGTGGGATTATCCCCGTAATTGGTGCGTATGCCATTATTTTTCCTTAACTACTAAATGTGTATGCTAGAAAGGTGATCTCTAGCACTGTTATAAGCCCTAATACATTAGATAATCTTGGTAATTTCTCACTACTAAGATAAGCCCCTATTGGTGGCGTTGATAATAAAGCTAATTCAATCATTGTTGCCCCTGTACTTGCGGTGTTGTTATTGCTGCTGTTGCTGCAGTTTGCTGTGTTCTGCGTTTAATTTCTTTTGCAAAAAACTTTGAGTCAGCCACTAGTTTTCCTACCGCTGTTTTTGAGCTAGGCAAAGACTTTATGTCAGTAACGTTTAAATTCGGATCTAAAAGTAAGTCGGTTAAATCGTTAACGCTTCTATCCCTAACTGGGGTGTGTTTTAAATACGCTCTAACTACTCCTTTTGCGTTTGTGCCGCTTCTAGCTAAATCATCAGCAAACTTGGTGTTATTAAGTGTTATTCTTTGCGCTGTCTTTTTTGCTATTTGTCCTATTGCTGGAACAGTTGCAGCTCCAACAAATGCGCCTGCAGGGCCAAACATAGCGCCCAATGCGCCACCGCCACCAGCGCCAATACTAAAACCTAACATGCTTGTTGCTTGTTGCTCTGATATACCAAACTTGCCGAAAAATTTAGCAATGTTAGCAGAGGCCGTACCTTGCTCTATCTCCTTAATTGCTTTTAACTCATCAGAAGTAAATCCGCGCTTTTTCTTTGGGCTTTTAAGTACTTTTCTTGCTTCAATCCTTAGTCCGTTTTCCATTCCGCTAGCGGTATGTGTGGCGCTTTCTATCATATCGTTAATTGCTTGGCTTTTAAATCCTCGCTGCGCTAGCCCTCTGGCTTCTTTAAATTTGCCGCCTATATCACTAGAAAGCTTTTCTATACCAGTGTCAAGCTCGTTGATAATAATTGCGCCAAGCCTAGCTTCTGTTTTATCAATATCGTTTACAGCACCTCTTGCAATTTTTCTTATGGTGTCCAATTCTTGCAAAGATTTTGGGGTTCCTTTTTCCGTAATTATTCTGTTAAGTGCTGCGGTAGATTTAGGTGTCAAAGTCGGGTCTATACCCTCTTTATTTAACCTTAAAGCTAACTTGTCGGCAAAATTATCATAAGTCTTTGCTTGTACCTTTACGCCAAAGTTATCTAACTCATCATAAGCCGCTTTTTTTGCTTGGTTTATTTTTTGAATGTCTGGTGCGGACTGTTTAATTGCTTCGGCAATGTTACTAGATAGCCTTTCGCCTTGTAACGGAGACTTAGCGCTACGCAAACCCTTTAACCCCAGCAGCTCTAAAGCCGCAGTTGGTAATGAATGTGCTACTGCTGCTAACTCTGGGCTTCCAGTAGCATCAAGAACTGAGTTGCCGAGCGTTGATTCTGCTTTTTGTAGGGTTTCTGCTATAGGCTGTATAGCTCTACCTATAGACTGTAATTGCTGTTTGCTTTGTTCGCTTCTTGGTGAAATTGTTAAAAAGTCTTTTACTGACTCTATTTTTTTTACTGCTTCGTCAATACCTAAAAAAGGAGCTGTTACAGCGCCAACTATACCAGCTATAGGCTCAGCAATTGCGCTACTACCAATTACAGCGGCGGTTTCTAACCCACCGATTAACTGCTCTGCTGCTGATGGTTCTTGATTGTCAACAACAAACCCCTGCGGTAATGCGGTTGGGGTATTATCTAGTGAAAACCCTTGCGGTAGTTTTTGAGTCATTATAAAGCCACCCATTGCCCGTTACGATAAATAAGCTTTTGCCCTGTTTGCTGATTGGTTGCTGTCTGCCCCTCTTGATACTGCGCAGACTGCCCAACCTCTGCCGCTTGATTAGGCGTAGACTTAGGCTCTTTAAAAGTAAATGCCATAGCTTCCTTTATCTCATTAGCTGTAAAGGTATCACCTTGATCTTTTGCCGCTGCCAAGCCTCGCCTAGCCGCCCTATCAGCCAGCTTTACGGCGCTTTCAAGCAATCTTTTGTTTGCTGCTGGACTTCTACCAAACCCTGCTTCAATTTTTTCTAGCCTTTCACCCTCTGCCGCTGTGAACGCCGCGCCAAATATAGGCTTAAGTTGCGCAAGAACCGACCTGCCTAAATTGGCTGATAGCTCGCCCTCGTCTGCACCCTCAACACCAAAAACTTGCCTGATGTTGAATGCGGCTTTATCAAACCCCCCTGTCTTGACGCTTTTAAGTAGCTCAATAGATCTTTTAATATTGGCTACACTGTCGGCAGCTTCAATACCACTATCAATAAAACCCTGCTTTCTTTTTGCGTTAGCTGTTCTGACTTCTTTTTGCTCAGCAGCAGTTACTTTAATGTCTGCCTTTTGCTGCTCTGTTGGCCTTTCAAAACCTGCCTGTCTGCCAAACTGCTCAGCAGCCACGATATCTTCATCAAGCCCAGTTTTGGACGCTTTACGCCTTAGCTCTTGGTATGCACTAAAGTCTCTTTGTGAAGCTGTCTGACCTGTTTGCTGATTGTCCTGTAAATTTGTATTTACTTCTGCTTGTAGCTCTTGCATTCCTTGTGGGGTTGTTAATTGCTGCAAGTCCTGTGTTATGCCTTGTGCTACCTCTGGCAAGTCTTTGTACTGCTGTGCTTTGCCTTGGATAAACTGAGCTACAACTTCTTGATTGCCAGTTGCTAAAGCTTGCCCTAAACCTTGCGCGTAATCAGCACCTATAACTTGCATCTGCTCAACGCGATTAGCTTGTATGCTTAAAGGGTCGTTTGCTTGTGCTTGCTCTCTTTGCATAGCCGCAACCTGCATAGGTTGTACTTGCGTTTGATAGTCAACATTCATTTGTGCTTGCTGCTCTTTTAAGGGCGCTAAGCGTCTATTCTGCTGTAAGTTATCGAGCGACTGTACATTTTGTAATGCTTGCCCGAATCGCTGCCCTACGTTGATTGTAGGCGCTGGTGTTAATGATATTCTTGGATCGATAGCCATGGTTAACCCTTGTATAAATTGTTCGCACTAAAGCCGCCTGAGCCAAAACCGCCACCCCTGCCGAACAAGTCAACAGCGCCAACAGCTAAATCTATTGTATTGCCCATAGCACCCGTTCTAGCATTTTGACCACCTACGGCACCAGCCGCTTTAGCTGCCGCACCACCTGTTAATAAGTCCGTAACTTGTTGTGCTGTGCCCATGTCAATGTTAGCCATATTGCCAGCCATGCCGCCACCATAGCGCATTAAATCGAATATGCTTTGTTTCTGTTGGTTAATTAAAGGTTGAGCCGCCATTACACCAGCGTTTTGTAATCCTACAAGAGTATCACCGCTTGATAAACGCCCTCGACTAGCTGCTGATTGGTTTAAATCTTCAGTTAGCATATCTCTTGATAGTTGGAATAAGGGATTGTTTTTAGCAAAGTCCATCTGTGCTTGTGGGTCAGTTAAAAAACCAACCTGTGACAAACCTTGCTGACCTGCTTGCTCATAAGGCGAAAGATAGTCTAATGACCGTTGACCTGCTGGCTTAATTTCTTGTGAAATAGCATTAAGCGCTTGCTCTTGCTGTATATCACCAGCTTTTTGCCTAGCTTTTGCGTCCTCACTACCGGTAAAGACGTTGGCTAATTGTGATAAAAACCCCATTGTATGCCCTTAATTAGTTAGATAAAGTGCCACTAAAATTAACAACCACCGCATCAGCGTTTGTTGCGCTAGCTTGTATTTTTGATTCATTAGATATAACTTGCCCCATAACTTCAGCACATTGCCAAGTCTTACCAGCTAAAATATCTTTTACAGCTAAATAATTGGTAGCATCTGCTGCGCCTGTACTGTTCAATCTCCACACTGTAACCGTTTGTGTTTGTGCGCTAGTATTAGTAAAAACAGCAGCACCAATAAAAATATTAGTATTTGCTGTTGACTCAATAATGCTAGATGCAGTTGCAGCTAATTTAGTGTCTATTGTTAATTCAGTTAATATTGTTGACATATATATACCTTAAATAATTATCCATTGATTTTTTACACCAGCAAACCTTAGCTTGATTCTATCATATATGGTTGTTGTAGTATAATTTTTGAGTGTGTGAACACCTTTTGAGCTTGCAAGTGTAATTATACCTGAGCCAGCCCTTTTTATCGTTACTTGCTCGTTGTCGTTTGGGCTAGGGTTAAGTGTTACGGTAATGTTATTTGAGCCATCGGACACCACTACCATTGATTCTGTCGTAATAATACTTGCTTGCGTTACAATTAAAGGCTCTTTTGTTTCTTCTGTATTAAATATCGGTGTAAATGTGTTTTTTAGTGTTAACGGGTTAACTGTAGAGTTTTGGCTTGTCTCGCCTTGCTCAGTAACATTGTAAGTAAAGTTATTTACTTCTTTAATGCTTGGGTTAATTGTTATGTTGTTTTGTTCTGCATTATTTTTTTGGTAAAAGGCTTTTAACTCTCTGTTTGCCGCCTCTTGGTCTATAGCCTGTAAATTACTATATAGCTCATCTATCTGGTTGTTTTTAACAAAATCATCACCAGCGCCAGTGCGCTGCCACAACTGAAAAACAATAAAATTTAAATCATCAAATGCCTTTTTTAAGTCGGGATTATCATTAACCGACTTAGGTAATTTTAGCTGTCGTGGTGGATTAACTCTAGCCATTATCTTTTTGTACCTTTGACTTTAAGATAAGCGCCTTTGATAGTTAGTGGCACAGGGTCGCTCATATTTAATCTAAATATAAAACTCTGGCCTCTTGCCATTAAGTCAACTTCGGTTCGTAGTGTATGCTCGCCCAGTCTACCCAAGTCCATCCAACTTGCATGAGGAAAAGAACGGCCACCATCAATGCTAACTTCTACCATAATTCTAGGTAATTCGCCTTGCCCACTCAGTAAGCCTACGCCCTGCTCAACATCAAGCGTCAATCTTGACATCACCATAGAGTCATTATTCATCCCGAAGTCTTTACAGGTAAATTCGCCTGTAGTTCTTTTTCTCAATATCGTGTCAGTATCTTGTGTGTATACATCACGCTCAAGTGTTAACCATTTGCCGCCACTGACAACATAAAGCTTATTATAAGCCTCTACTGAGTCCGTGGCGCTGTAAACGTTGTTTTGCGTACCGCTTGATAGATGCGACCAGCCTTGCTTGCCTAAAGCCTCGTTTAGTAGGTATGTTACATTTGCAGATGGGAACGTAATTATATAAAAATCTTGTCCTTGTAGCGTAACTGTGTAACCTAAAGCATCGTCTATTTTTGTCATACCCTCGATAGAGTTACTTAGTGCATCACCGCTTATACGCTCGTATGTGTTGCCCGATACGCGATAGATAGCCTTATCATCACCAAGCCAATACAAGGCCTTGTTAGTGTGGGCTAGTGTATTAATAGCACCCACACCCACGCTAAATTGTTGCCCTTCTAAACGGTCAATAGGTGGCTGACCTACGCCTGAGTTGTACCAAGGCTCGGTTGTTCTTGTGCCAAACCTGTAAATAGTCTGGTTAAAAGCGTAATCTCTTACAAGCTTATCAGGTGAACTTTCAGCACCAATGCCGTCTAGGCCAGATACTTTAAACGGTAAATTAGGTTGAGCAATAAAGCTTAAATCAGGTGTTGTGTAGATAAATTGACTATTTATTAGCGTAACTGACTTAACATTAACTAAATTGCTATTAGTGTTTTCTTGTAGTGAATTAGAGCTTGACGTATACACATAAACTTTATCACTAACGATTACTAGATTATCCCCATCATCATCCATTATAACCCTGTCAGCGCCAGTTATAGCGCCTTTTTGGGTATGGCTACCGCTTCGGTCTACTTCATAAAGTGAGTTACCAACAACACGATAGACTTTTTCGTTCATTACATGACAGCCGCGCTCGTTAGTTTCTGCTACTTCGCTAACTAACTTTTGACCGTACCATGATTGTAAGCTAGTTTTCTTGTCTGAATACTCGTTAACTTGTACATACATATTAGTTGTGTTTTGCACACTAACTGAGCGTGTGCGGTTTTCATGTGTGCCGCCTACTATGTTAAATGGTATAGTTTGAAACATTAGGGAGTAGCCCCCTCAATCCGCATGGTTGGTGCTGTGCCGTAACGTGCTTTTTTATCTGCTTTGTTGGCGCCTTTAATAGCATCTTGAAACTTTAAAGCGTACTTAACTGACTCGTCCGTATCTTCTGACCACAAGAACACTTGATGTAATACACCGTACAAATAAATATTAGGGTAACCAGTTAACACAGAATTAGTCTGATTTGTTTCAGTTAAAGCACATGGCTTTTTGTAAAATGTGATAGATAAATCGTAATAATCATTAGGAACACAATTAAATTCGATTTGATTACCGATAATCGTATAAAATACAGGTCTAGCACTACCAGATCGTCTTTGTAATTCTTCTGGTGCTTGATATTTAATAGTTAACGAATCGCCACCGCTTATTAAGGTGATAGAACGCATCTTTTCAAAGTTATCAGGTAAATCAATTAGCTTTTCACTAGTTGTTAATACCTCGATTGTTTCCATTTCGCGAGTCATTAACTGAGTTTGTGCGTTGTTATACATTTCATATTCAGCAAGCATTATAAAATCAGGTATCATCAATAAAATATCTTTACGATGAGACCACCTAACAACACTGTTCACTAAATTATCGTATGTATCTAACATTAAATTACGCCTTGTTTTGTTCTCAGATAAGCCCAATCAGAGCTATTTAACTTACTTAATAAAAACTTTCTGTTTTGTGCCGAGGTTGGATTACAACAATCTGCGCCCCTAGCTTTTAATTCTTCAGTCCACATTTCAACAACAATTGGCGGTATAGATGCCATACGATGCCAATCACCTTGAAAACCTGAGCCGTTAGCGTCTTTGTATGCCGAGTTGTGAGCTAAAAATGGTTTAACATCTTGAGTCTTATAGACCTTAATTTTACCATCTTCTTTGCTGTACTTTTCTATTATACCTGTTTGTTGATCAATATCGTACATTAAATAGCCCCTACGCTTTTAAATAGCTTGTACTCATCTGCTGTACACGTAAATTCTTCACCACGATCAACCATACCTTTAGCCGTACACAATGAGCGTTTAGCTACTGCTTTTTTTGGCGCTGCTTTTTTAGTCTTTTTTACTTCTGTCATAAATCACCCGTTAAAGTAAAAGGGGGCTATTAACCCCCTTGTAGTTAGGCTGTTAAATCGCCTACGATACCACTAGACTTTTCGTTCTTACTAACTAGCGTGTACTCAGAAAGCAGTTGCACTCGGTCTGAATCGCCAGTTTTAGCAAGTGGAGTCTCTTGGAAGTCTGCAAGAGTAGCCAAGCAGAACATATCCATTTGTAATACAAGCATTGAATCTTGTACTTGAAAGCGGTTAGGCACTACTGCCAATGAACCGAAATCAGATACATAAATATCAATTGCTGTGTGAACAGTTGCCGCATTACCATCAACTACACGTTGAGCTGCCCCTGCCGAGCCGCCATTAACAATACCTGACATAGCTTGCTTGATAGTAGAGCCGACCATAATAGTATCTGGCTCACCGCCCTCATTCCAGCACTTAGCCAATACGCTTTTAAGTTGAGACTCAGAAAATGAACGACCAGTGCCAGTGGTACGCGCATCAGTACCGTCACCAGTTGGAGCCGCACCGCCTGAACCTAAGTTGACGTTAGTTGCTAGCCATGATTCAACACCAGCTAGTTCACGTGCCACTGATTCAGAACCAACCGCTTTAGCTTTGTTAGCCAAAATAGCTGATTCCATATCACGTTTAAGTTCTTTAGCAGATTTCATAATCTGATAATCTAACTCATCACCGCGACCAGCACTATCAACTTGTCGTTGTGTGCGAGTAACGCGAGGAACTTTATCAGAAATCTGTGTGTAGTTACCTAAACGCACTGTTGGGCTTGCTGCGGTAGTTGTCGCATCATCGCCCTCAATTACTTTGTTAGCTGCGCTTGCAGTTGCTAAAGCATCTGTTTGCCATTCGTGATTAGTAGCTGTTGCCGCTTCACGCGAGATACCGCTGATAAATGGTGTTTGAGTAGGCGAAATGTCATAAATCATGTCGCTTAAATCTTCACGATTACCAATGGCATCGTATGTACTTGTTGTATTAGCTGGAGTAGCCATAGTTAATTACCTTTTTGTCGTTGAAGTTGTCGCAACTCAGCAAATGCCTTAGCGTCACCGTTTTTGGCTCTTGCCTTTAAAGCTTTTAGCTTTTCTGTTGCTGCGTTAGTTGTTTGCGCTCTTGGTTTTGTACTCACTGGAGCTTTGCGAACTCGTTTTTCCACTACTGCCTTTCGTGTATTTGTAGCTTTATAACGTGCCGCGTCAATTACTGCTTGAGCAAGTAACGAGTTGGTATTAACCGCGTCCACTTGTTCTTGTGTAAATCCATTATCAGTGTAATAACTGTTTAGCGCTGTCATATCATCTTGATATGCTTCGGTCGCTTTACCGTCATTTAACCACTGAGGATTATTAGCAATTAACTTGGCTTGCTCTGCTTGTGTATCAACCTGTGGATTAGCATTAGATTTCGCACCTTTTAAAAACTCTTTGCGCTTCTGCTGCTTTTCTATGTGATTAATATACTGCTCTGGTTCGTACTCTCGCATTTCTGCAATTTGCTCATCAGATAAAGAGTCTTCGCTTACCATTGCCTCTAATGTTGATAGTTGCTCTGATAGTTTAGCTCTGTCACTGTTTAGCTTTTGCAAGTCTGCTTCAAGCGTTTTCTTGCTCTCTGCTAACTCTTGCGTCTTGCGAGTATAATCAGCTTGCTTTAAGCCGCCTGATTTCCACTCCCTGAGTTGGTCTGAGCTTACTTCTTCACCATCAAGTTCATAGTAAAAAAGGTCTGTTTCCTCGTCTTGAGTTTCTTCAATCGTTGCTGATTCTTCAATCTCCGCTGTAACGTCCTCATTAACTGCCTCTGCCACTTCTTCGATTGGTGCGCTATCATCTAGCACGTCTACCGCTTCAACGGGTTCTGGTTGCTCGTTAGAGTCCTGACCTGTCCTAGCTGCTTTTCTTTTTTCTAAATATGCCTGTTCTGTTGCGTCCATGTGAGTCCTTAAAGGTTATTCACGTTTAAATTATGTGCCTTACTTTATTTTTGACACGTTGAAGTAATGTAAATTCTGCGTTTTTACCCTCTTTTATTTGCGCAGTAAACTTGTCTAAAAACTGATTAAATACTTGTGATTTATGCCAAGCATTACGCATGGCTTTTTCATCGTGTAGTTTTGAGCTTTCAAATTCATGTAATAGTTCACCGCGAACAGCAATAATAAACTCTTGTATTAATGGGTCGCTCAATAACTCATCTGCTCGTTGTGCTTTTTGTATTGTGTTTTTTAGTTGTGTTTCAGTCATTAGACAATGGAACCCTCAATATCTGTGTTGTTTTCTAGTTCTAACTCAGTTAGTTTTATCGCGGTATCTTCTTGATGTTTTGCCTTGTCTTGCAAGAGCTTTTCATTAAACTGTCTCTGCTGCTCTTGTAGTTTAGCGACTTCTAATTCTAACTTACCTTGTGCTATTGCTATATCACCCTCGCGCTTTACTAATTCTGCATCAGCTAATGGATTTTGAAGTTGTGCGTTCTGGTCTTGTAATTGTAAAACCGCTTGATTAAGTAATTCGTTCTCACGTTGCAGTAATTGGCTTTCTTCTTCAGGGTTGTTAAATAGGTTTTCAGACTTGTTAAAGCCTATACCTACTTTTAAACCCTCAAGGTTATTGTAAACTTTAGTCTGGTCTACAAGTGTAGAGCCTTGCGCCATTAGCTGTTGTTGAATAGTGTAAATACCCTGTCTAGCTTCAACCAATTCAGAGTTATTGCCACTACCTAAGCCTACTTTGCTTTCTACATGGTGATTGTATTTCCATGAGCTAGGTTTAACGGTTAATGCCTTGCCTAAAACTCTTATCTCAGTAGTGGTGTCTTGGTAGCGACTAACTAGCCATGCTACACCCTCATAAAGCGACCTAAAACCTGTCTCAGCGTAGTTTCTTGCGATAGCTTCAATCTTGCCTTGTCCTTGCTCTTGAACACCATTAAAGCGAGTTGCTGTCTCTTTGGTTAAAGCATCAGCATCTAGCCCTTGACTAGCCATTAATGAACCGGTTGATTGCGCTCTGGCTTGGTCAGTGTACTGTAATACTTGAAGTGTTTTATCGCCCGTATAAGGGATGGTTAACGGAAATACAGCCTGTTGAGGTAAGATATTGGTATCATCGTCTAGTCTTACTACGCCATTTGTGCGCACTGTTAATAAATCGTCTAAATCAACATCAGGGTGTGCAACATTACGAGGATTATTAGTCATGTAAATGTTGTCGTTTAACCCACGCTGTAATGCTGTCTTTTGTCTTTGTGTCTCAAACACTACCTCTGCGCGACTTCTGCCAATAGCTTTGTGTGGCATTGGTATAGCTGACATAATCGAATAAGGAACATGATTAAAGTATTCGTTAACCAGTACCTTGTTGCCAGACATTAAAATATGTCTACGCTCTGCTATTCCGTCACCGTCAAAGTCAATCTTAACGTATAGGTCACTGAGTTGTACTAATTCACTAGCCCAATTGTTAATAGTTTCTGAGTCATTAGCGCCACCTTGGTCTTTATTGCGGATAGCTTTTAAATTAGAGCTTCTGCGATTATCTTCGGTGTCAGTAGCGGGTAACTGGTTGATTAAATCTTTACTGTAGCCCTCTGCTAATAATTCGCCTCTTGTCTTTTGTATTCTGTCACCAACTAATTCCGCATCATCTTTAGACTTAGCATTACGAGTTATTAAAAATAGTTCAGGGGGCACATTAACAATTGATAGTTTTTTAGTGGTGCGAGTTACACGAAATTTAATATCGAATTCTTGCTGCTCGTTTTCTGACTGCTCAGCTACTTCAACCTTTACTCTGTCAACATCAGCACCGACCAAGCTTTCTTGTATAGCTATGATTTCAGCACCGTCAACGCCCGTATACTCTACTTCCTCAACTTCTTTTTGCTCGTCAATGAAATACTTAACTACACCTGTTTTTTGTATCTCGGCGTCCTTAAGCCAACCTAGCAGTGTTTGATAGCTAGTTGGTTGGTTGCGAATAATCCAGTTAACATAATCTGTTTTTTCTTTGGCCTCTTGTACTTCTGTTTCGTTGTCAGTGTTGGCAACAAAATGAACAATATCACCTTGACCTAAAAAGGTTCGTGACAGGCTAACCATGTCAGCTTCAACAACATCATAAACATCAGTTGATACAACACTGGATTGCCCGTCAATAGCTGCAAAATCACCGCTTTTTTCTGCGTAATATGCCTTTAGATACTTTTCGTTTTCACGTGAGAATTCACCGCTATATTCAGCCGCTTGATTTTCTGCTGTGGATAACAACGAAACTAGCTCGTTATCTGTCATTTTACGCATTGATGAGCCTTAAAAATAGTTATTGCTATATTATACCGCTTTTGCTAATCTGCATATACACCGTAAAACACAGGGTTATGACGGGTATTTATCGGGAAAATACAATGGAAACAGAAATACTTAAAAATATAATCTCTATTGCCTTTGCTGTGAATGGGGTTTTAGTCTTAACCGCTGCGTGTATTAGATTGGTTATTTGGATATTAAGGGGAGAATAAAAAATGACTATGGATGCTGTAGCTAACGCTATAAATAAAAAATTGCATGATTTAGATTATGAGTTAAAGGAATCCAATGATAAATAAATTCACACGAACAATACATAACAAAGGCTGGACAGTTACAGAGGCTTGTGAGTATTGGAATATACACTACGATACATACAACAAGCGCTGTAATAACGATAAGTTTGATAATCAGTTAATAAGTATGTGTCGAGGTTTAGAAAATAAATTAGTGAATATGCAGATATCAGAAATAGAGTTTACAGGCGCAAAGTATCATGACTTAGGGTGTGGTTTGTATTTGGATGAATTGCCTGATGGGCATTACAAAAAAGACAATGATATTTACGTTAAAACAAGTGAGCATTACCTTGATTATAAATCAAAAGAAATAGTAAAAATGCAGGATAGTAAAATCAAGCGCGTAGTAAATATTATTGAGCGCCTATCTGCTGACAATGGCGTAAAAGTTAATTTGAGGGTTTGCGACGAACTTTTTAGAACCTCACCGCATAACGTTGAAGTTTGGGACTTGGAGCTGACGTATAATGATTACCACTTAATAGAGAGGTTCAACAGTAATACGCCAATACTCGACAAGCAAGATTCTTGTGAAAAAATAGCAGTTAACTTGCTTGCTTCATTGTTCGGTGATTACTACGCAAGTAAAGCCAAAAAGGTAAACAGTTAACTGCTGAACAATGAACTCAACTTTTTAGGAGTAAGTAAAAATTGAACACAATAGAGGTTAATAGCAATGAGTGAATTAAAAAGAGTATGGACAATTTTTAAAGATTCATCAATGAAAGATAGAGATATGCAAAAAGCTTTTTATAGGGCTGTAACACCCAATGCTTGCATTGAGCTTTTGGAAAAAAACGAAAAGCTGTTAACAGAAAACGCAGAGCTAAAGCAACGAATTAAGGAGTAATAGCAATGAGTAAATGGATAAGTGTAGAAGATGAATTGCCAGAAGTAAAAGATGATAGCGTTTTGGTTCATTTTGAAAATGGTAGCATTGAAACTGTACATTTAGAATGGTTTGACGACATTACATGCGGATTGGGTGAGGACGATGAGCAATTATATTGTAAAAGATTTACAAATCACAATCCTAAATTTACACACTGGATGTCATTACCAGAGCCACCAGAGGAGCAATAGCAATGAGTGATAACGAAAGGGTAATAAAATTCATAGTAGATATAGCAAGCTGCTATCGATTATCCCCGCAAGATTATGACGAGGCCGCGTCCTTGCTTGTTAAGTACAGAGGTGTAACTTGTGATAAGCAAGAAACAAAAGAAGTTAAAGAAGATTTAGTAAACAACCCTAAGCATTATATGCTATTTGCCGATGGTACAGAGTCTTTCGATGTTATACGTAAAACTTTAACGCCAGAAGAATTTATAGGATTCCTTAAAGGTAATATTCTTAAATATCGCCTTAGAGCTGGTAAAAAAGGCGGCGCTAGTATTTGTATTGCCAAAAGTGATTGGTACGCGAACAAGCTTGTTGAGTTGCAAGACGATATACCATCTTTTAAAACTTATAAGGATTAATACAATGATTGAATATGTAATTTTTAGTTACGCGTTTATGTTTTTATTAACTATTTACAGTGTAACCATATGGAATGGTAGCTTATCCGAGTGTATAAAGTGGTGGGTGTTCTCACCAATTAGTATGCCTATTTTTATTATCTGTTATTTGGTGGAAAGATGAAAAAACTTAGAGTGTTTAAATGCCTTTGCGGTCAACGTATCGAGCGACTAGTTAAAGATAATGTGCGTGTGGTTAAGTGTGAGTGCGGCAAAGATGCCGAGCGTACATTATCAGCGCCTAGATGTTTCGGTAATACAACGGGCAGTAGTCCAAGTGTGAGGTATTAATGTTCCGTATTAAAATATGCTATCACATAAAAGATAACTGGATTAGAGCAAGACTAACAAGTAAAAACTTTAATAAGTTCACTTATACTGCTGGCAATACTTATATCATAAGGAATAACAATCAACATTGGGATGAGTTTTTGTATCAACTTAAAAAAAGTTGTAATGAAATAATCAGAGATGAGTTATTTCGCAAGTATGGCAAAGATTGGCGCAAGTACGAGCAACCAAAGCTAGTTTGGAACTCATACATAAGCGCGATAAATAGAATGCAGCCCGGGCATATTAATAATGATTAGTCTTGCCATAGTTTAAAGGTTTTCTAGTCTTATCAAGCCTAACAGGTTCAGCAAAAGTTAATGCGGCAGCATCTCCATAATCGGGGCTAAAGCCGTATTTTTCTTTTATTCTATCTTTAGACCATAACACACGCCTATCTTTTGCATCCCTACTGTACGGACTTGCGCATAAATCAGCTTGTAACTCATCACAGTCAGGTATCTGTACTGGTAATGACTCATCAACAAGCCAATCTGCTAACTCTTGCCATATCTCGTTACGTTTGTTTGTGTACTTTTCAGGATTTAGCGGAGTTGAACCAAAGTGTACAGACTTAACTTTCTTCTTATATCCTAACTCATGTAGTCTGTCTACGATATCAGCGCCCGAGCCATAATCGACAAACATCATATCTGGAACTTTCTTTGTCAGCGGGTCTTTTGTGTCTAATATCTTTTTACAGATAGCAACATTTTTAGGTAGCTTGTCGCATTGTTCACCTATGTAGCTTTCCATGCCAAACATTTTACGACCTTGACGCTTAACTATTGCAAATCTATCACCGCCCCTAGATGGATCAACACCTACAACATAAGCCCCGCTTGCCACAACGGTTTCTTTTCTTGCTGCCATGCAATGGTCTGACTTTATTAAACCGTCACCGCCAGACACTTGAAAAGCCTCTGCTGCATTCATTGGGTATTCTTGTTTAAATGCTTTGTCACCGTTAACACCATCCGTCGTTAACTCGGCAACTTTCATTCTGCGCCAAAACAACTGATTGTCGTCTAGGCTGTATAGTTTCTTTAGTTTTTCTTCTTCTTCTGTGGTTGTGAATTCATCAGGTAGTTTTTTCCTGTATTCTGATTGCCAAAACCAAGGAACAAAGATAGCTTGGAACTCGCTTAGTCCTTTTTCTGCTAACTTCCATTGCTCATGAAAAAAATTACCCACACCGTTTGCGGTGCTCTCCCAGATGACTTCTGTACCATCAGCATCGGGTACAGCTTGCATAATACCTTTTGTGTGCTCACTTGCATTCATCCAGAAAGCAACCTCTGAACCATGAAAGTATTGTAAAGTTTGTCCTCGTCCTACTGCTTTATTCCCTGCTGTACCTATTTTGTAACCAGAATCTAATAAGCCAAAGTGTAATTCTTTAGCGTTTGCTTTACTGGTTTCTGGCTTAACCTGTGGCGGTAAGTTCTCATAATACCTATCTGTCATTTCAAACAGTGCGTTAGTTGATTCACCATCATGTGTAAGGATAAAAGCTCTAACGCCTTTATTGTGTGTTGTCTTATGTATAAAGCGGCCACCAACGTATGTACTAGCGCCTTGTTGTCTACCTTTTAAAAGTATAGCTCTAACCTTGCCAGTTTCTTTTAATTGGTTTTCTAGGCGTGTATGTATATATGTTTGAGCCTCATTTAATTTAAATGACTGCAAACCTTTATCTTTAGTCCTTATGCGTAAACAATTTCTAGCATAAAAATCAAAGTCATCTTTTAATCTTTGTCTTTTATCAGTCAAGAGAATCTAACCATTGTTCATGTGTAACCTCAACGTTAGTATTTTCAACTTCACTTTTATCTTTCCAGTTAAAGTTATTTTTTAAGTTAAAAATTACACCTGTTACAGTGTTGCCGTAAAGTTTTTGTTCAAGATGGTTTTCTATTCTCGACCTAGCCTTTTTTATAGTGTCGAAATACTGCTCTTTATAGCTGTAGTTTACTATTGTTGCTCTACTTACACCTAAATACAAAGCTAGTCCTGACATTGTTGGCGCATAGATAGAGTCATCACCTTGTACCAAGTAACAATCTTCACTTACAAAGTACGCATCTATTTTTTCTTCTAGTTCTTCTACTGAATTAAATGATAGCGGTCGCCCGCCTTTTTCTGTTGTCATTGTGAGTCCTCTCGGTTATTCACTGTTAAAATTTACGGTACGTCCGATACTATATCTGCACTAGTCATGTTATACATAACAAAAGTACAATTAGCTGCTGTGCCTACGTCTTGTATGTTAGGGTATGTGTCACCATCCCCCATTCTCCACCAATGATTAGGCTTGTTGGTTAACGACAAGAAATCAAAAGGTGAACCGCTATTGTATATTGTTGATACGTTAGCGCTTTGGTCACTATTCCACGTAGCTAACTCATCTATTCTAGCGTTATCTCTTAGATAATTACCACTAGCATATCTGCCTACCCTTAAATTATCAGCATCTATTGCTCCAGTATAGCCAAAGTTATTATGTGACCATGTTCCTGCACTTATCACGTTTACACCATTTATAAACACTTTAAATCTTGAGTAATAATCTGCTACATCAGCACTTGAGGCGCCCGTAGTGCCTCCATCGTAACTTATTAAGATGTGATGCCATTGGTTAGCTGGCAAGGTATTGTTAGCTGACTGAAAGCGCACATAGTTATTACTGCTACCGTACTGCAATCTTAAATTGTCATTACCACCTAAAAACCTTACGTTAATATGCCCAGCATTTGTAACATCATTATCACCAAAATAAAAAATAGTCTGACCTAATATTCTAGTACTTGGCTTAAAAAACTTACTTATTGTCCATGCGTCACTTGAGCCGCTACCATTACCCGTTCTACCTAGTGTACTTGCTAATAAACTAGCGTTAGCACCTAGATAATCTTGGTTGGTAAATTGTATAGATTTTGTATTTGAAAAAGCTGGAGCACTTACAGTTAAAACCAATGTTTCTGAATCTTCACCGTTATAGTTAATAGCCTTGACTGGAATATTATAAGTACCTACCGCTAAACTACTACCACCTATTAAGTTTCTTATGTGCCCCTCAACAGTAGTTATACCGCTAACATTAGATAAATCCCACTCATAACCCACACCAAAATCAGCTAGTAGCTCATAGTTTAATGTTGAACCTTGTTCCATACCAACAGCTAGACTAGAAGTGATTGTGGGTGCTTGGCCTGTAGGGCTTCCAGAGTGTTGTAGCATGGCGTTTAAGTCATTAACTTTTTCTTGGTCTGTGCCCGTTAAAGCAACACCATCAATACTAGCACCACTTGCAGACAGGCTAAATTGTATCTTCTCAGAGCCTTTTAGTAATAAGTTTATATTACTACCATTTAAGCTTGCCTGTAAGTCATGCAATGTATACGGGTTCAACCTGACACCGTTAACACCCTCTTTTAAAATAACGCTTTCACCGTCAATTGAAAAATCACATTCTTTTAAATTTGTTATGTGGTTGCTGAAAGGTTGTTCATAATAAGAGCCTGACGCTATATTTATATTAGTTTCTGTGGTTTCTATGTATCTGTTATCGCCTACTGTTAATTTAACATCATCTAAATTAGCTAAAACATCAATGGCGTAATCTTGGCTGTGAAAGCCTGAGTCATCAATATTTATTAGGTTGCTTTCGTAACTACCTGTTATATTTTCAACGTCTTGTAGTATCTGCAAGCCTATTCTCGAAGTGTTAGCGCCCAAACCTGTGTTGTATACTTCACAATTAATAATGCTTGCTATATAGCCTTTATTAGCTCTTGCTGTATTACCGCCAATAGTTAATGAGCTATGAGCATCACCAGTATTACCTATCCCGTTGTATTGTGTTCTATTGTTATTTGTTAAATCTAAATCTCTGAATCTCGTATTTGAAACGTGCCAAGCCATAGCACCAGCATTCCAGTTGCCCTCCACAATATTTAAAGAAATCATATTATCAATGCCACCAACAACTAAAATCCCGTTATTAGCGTTATATTTACACACATTATTGAAAACTGTTGTATTTTCACACCCGCCTGTTGAACTGTATGTGCTACTAGCTAAATATATGCCTGATTCAATATTATTGAATGCCCTGTTGCGTGACACAAATTGATAACCACCTATAGCGCAATCTTGTAAACGTATACCCCGCAAATTATACGATACTGAGTTGCTAGTGATTTCAACTTGTGGGCATTCCTGTATACGCATTGCCCCACCATTACTAGCGTTAGTGCTTGCGTAGAATGCTTGTAATTCCGCCTGTGTTGAGTCATAACCTAATAGTCCACTTACTGAGCTTGATAGTACTGTGTTTAGTTGTGTGCCGTTCCATCCGTTGTATTTAAACTCACAATCTTTTACAACCACTTTAAGCGGCTTTTTAATGTAAAGGCCATAACCGCCAGCGTTTTGTATATCTATGTTGTCGAATCTAAACTCTTGTGTGTAATCCGTACCGTTAAAATAGAATAAATCGCCATTGGTTGAGTCATAACTTACATATTTAATTACAGCGTTTTCAGTGCCATAGAAAAACAAGCCATGAGGTAATGTGTAAGCGTCTGTGGAGTTATTGGTTACGGTTATAGTGCCTTTTATAGATATGCTGTTACCTGCCGATGAAACTGTTATAGCGTCCGTTAAATTATTAAATGGATGTACATTCGATCCTGTTCTAGTCGTGCCTGTGTAATCAGCATCAACATATAAATCATACTGAGCTAGAGCGCTGTTTTCTATATCATCAAGTCTTGCGTCTGAATTAACAATAACAGACCATGTTTGAGAACTTGCAGTAAACTTTACTTGGTCATTTACTTTTAAATCGTAACTAACACCGCTTAATGTTTGTGTTCCTGCCACCGTTATAAAATACCAGTCACCATTATTAAAGCCACTTAAATCCGTTGTAATATCTGGTGTATTTGTACTAGCGTTGTAACTTCCAAGATAGCCCACATTTACATCGGTTGGCGCTGCGACATTGCCATTTAAAGTTATATAGTCTGCTGCTGCTTGTGCGTTAGCAAATGTATTATTATCTTTATCTCTAAACACTGTGTAATGTATGTTTGAGAATTCAAAAAAATCTTCGCCTAGCTGTAACGAACGAATATCATTTTTTACATTAACATTATCACCCGTAAAACTTGCCGATAAACACGCGTTAAAATATGCGGGAACACTTGATCCGTCAAAGTTTATACAGTTTGCCGCTTCATTTCTTTCAACTTTAATAATTGTCATTTATGAACCCTTAAATACTCTTATTACTGAACCAGCGTTTATTAATGTACCATCAGTAGATAAATTGACTTGTAATTTTATTGGATTGTTTAGCGTGTTTAAATCGCCCATGTAAACATAATCTGTGGTTAGACTAAATGGGTAGTATTTACCGCTACCATCATCTAACCGACCCAAATTGGTTTCAAGATTGTATGTGTTACCGCCAGCACCTAGCTGATACCTAAACTTTAAAAGTGCGTTGTTAATGTTTGGGCTTACACGGAAATCATTACGCGTAATAAAATCATCACCAAGGGCTAGTTGTGCTGGATCAATAGCACCTGTTGTGTTATCCATTAGCTCAGTAACACCTTTAGGTAAGAAATTCTTGTTGGTGAAAGCGCCTAGCCCGTCATTAGGTATTGTTGTCCATGTATCAGCTAATAAAACTAAAGGGCTTGCCGTTGTGCTAGTATCGTTGTAATCAATAAAGCCATTATCAAAAGGGCTAACACCTTGCGCCCCTCGCTTGACAATTTCAACAACCTCTTTGCTAGTCGTATTTACATCAACTACGCACTTAGTCTCACTCACTGTTACATCATTACAACTCATCGTGTTGTGCCTTGTGTGAATCTGACTGATACATCAAGCAAGGTTTCTACTGTTCCAGTACTACTTATCGCTTCAATGTCATAAACGTAATCAACAAAAAGCTTATTATCTGGTACTAATGCTTGTGTTGTGTCCTTATCTAACGTGCAGCTAACAATGCCTAATTCAGTTGAGGTGCAAACTGGTGTTGCTGATATTGTCGAGCTAGTTATTTTTTCACGCATCTGTGAGCGAAAAGTAAAACCCGTAAAATCTCGCTGTATTTTATCTTGCTTATAGCTAGACTCTAAAGTGTAGGTATCGCCAGCCCTCGCTTGGTCTTTATAGCTCGGTACTGCGTTGGTTTTAGTTGTGCAAGTCATTATTGCCCCTATATAAATTTAAAGCCAATCAAGCCAAGAACAGCAATTACAACAAGCCCACTCACTTTAACTGTCACGCTATCAAATGCCTTGTGAAACCTTTCAGCCCTTACAATAGTATCTCTAGCATCATCCCATAATTGCATGTTTTTAGCGTTAATCTTTTTTTGTTCAACGTTAATTTCTTGCTGGTGCTCATCTTTTACAATACGTTGATTCTCACTAGTAACCAGAGCTTGTACGCTGCGAGTTAATTCTTTTACTGTGTCGTTAGTAGCTTCAATTGTTGATATTAAAGCTTGTATGGCGCTGTCGGAGTAATCACTCATTTTTTTGTGTATGTTGGTTGCGGTTATCTGATATTGTACCAAGAATTGAGCATATAATAAACACTACGCGACAAATGATTAAAAGCACTAGTGATACTGCGTAAATAGTCTCTAATTTTTGCAGTATTAATAAATGAGCAGATAAAGAAAAAATGAGCGAGTAAAGAAAGATAATCTCCCACCGCATAGATAATCGTTTGATTCTCTCCATAAATACCATCTATTCCAAAAAGTGCTGTATCAATATACAAAATTAAACTCAGTAGCAATATTGTAACACAGCATACCTTACTTTTACTTGTGCGACATATCTGAAAAACATAGCTATATACAACAAAAACAAGTAAATAAACTACTGATTCACTAACAATTAACATGATAGTAGCGCTTTGTAAAAATACGCACAATAAAAAAGCCAGCAAAAAAGCTGGCCTCTTGGTTAAGATTGATAATACCGTATAACCCAAAATTAAACTACTTAGTATACTTAGGTTTAGGCTTAGACTTTGGTTTAGCTTTTGGCTTTCTAGTGCGCTTAATAGGTGCTGGCATAATTCTATAAACTCCATAATTAAAAATCCTATTATACCCGAATTATTTCTAAATCAAAATCTTTGCCGTTAGCTGTTATCATAAAGCGATTGTAAGCGCTTTTACTACTAAGTCCTGCCCATTCGCTATTAATGATACCGTAGTCTGCCACAGGAGCTATACAGCCTTGTAATTCACTAGCCCTGTTAGCTTTGTGAAATAATATGTGGGTTCGTCCGTCAACATTATTAACTTGATAAGTTAAGCCGAATCTTGGGCTATTAGTTATTGAGCACTTATAATTACCTGCTGGTATGCAGCTAATATTAACTTTATTATCTAGCCATTCGCGTTCGATAGTATTACAGATAAATGCTTCATTGAAATAAAACTTACCTAATGTGCAGGTATTTGTACTAAATGTTTTTAGTATTGCTTTCATTTGCTATTACTCCTTGTTAGCTTCAATTATCGCTAGACATATAGCGCGTTGAGGATCTTTATTCCCATAACCTTTGTTTAGGTACATATCAGGCGCACCATATACATCATACTTTTTTATTGGTGTAGCTAAGAAATGCCCTCCCTTCATTGGCGTTAGCTCTATCTTGTACTTAATCATCAAATAAAAACATAAGGCTTTGTCGGTTAGTGGATTGTACACATCCGTCAGTTTATCTTTTATTGCATTGGCTGGATCTTTGGGGAGTATCTTTTTGTTTTGTATTTGAAAATCAATATCCTCAATCTCTGCAATACGTTTACATATTTCTAAGCCTGTTAATTCAGTCATTACTATTACTCCTTACCACTCCAAACCTCTAACGTTAAATTTTTTCTTACAAATTCCACATGTAATATCTTCACACTCAAAATCTTCATGTGTGCTATTTTTAGGAAACATTTGCCTTATCAAATAACCATCATCATTATGACAATATCTGTTGGTATCACCTTCATTTAAAAGATCAATTAAATAGTCACAATGTGGACAGTTTACAAGCATTTCAATGTCTAAATGTGCTCTTACTGTTGTACTAAATGTTTTTAATGTTGGTTTCATTTGCTATTACTCCTATGCTGTTAAACCCGCTACACATGCTAGCCACATTTTAGCATGGTGTTCAGCCTTTCTATCTCTCGGCTTTTTGTATTTTTCAGGATTGTCACGTTGATCTTTTTCAAGTGCCAAACGCTCTTGGTGCTTTTGGTTAAACTCAATAGCACGTTGCTTTTTTAACTGATTATTACTCATTGCTATTGCTCCTTTGGTGGTCTGGGTGCACCGATTAGTCTGCAATTATGCTCATATATGCGATTCTTTAGCTCTGCGTTTTCTGTTAATAAATTCTCATAACTATTAACAGCATTAACAATGTACTGCGCTCGCATTCCTGCTAGTCCATCGTCATGTGCTAAACTGCTATGTATTGTTGCAAAGTGATATTCGCTATCTGTCAACACAAAATCATCTTCATCGGTAGGTGGTAAACTTGGTTCATCTCTGTCGCATGTTATTTTGCAACC